AGACGCGGTGCGCCTGTTCCCACATCTCAATCCTTGCGTCTTTCGATAATGTGCTAGATGTATCGGCTTCCGCATGGCAGCGAAAACAGAGGCTTGCAATGCGAAAATCGGATGATTTAAGTCCACGACCTTTTCCATCTCTAAGCTGGTTGGAATGTGCAGCCACGACAGTTCCATCTTCTATCCCACATATTTGACATGGTAATAGTCTAGCAAGTTCTAGGAGTTTTTTGTTTCTATACATTTTCTTAGGTATTCGTTTTCTTCTCTTGTTTTCTTGAGCAATTGAGATAAATGGTGTGCTGTCTTTAGCATCTCTTTATACCTATTAAGGTATAAGTTGTAGTTTGTAGAGTCCACTATTGTGTACCAATCCGTATAGAAATGTAAACTATGAGAAACACAATCAATGCCCAGATGTAGACAAAGTCGCTATCGAGCATGACTATCTACAGATCGGTTAGTAGCCTCTAGACTGCGCCATATCTCGACTTTGAGTTGTGCAGCAGTCAGCATCCACTTAATCTTCTCCTCGCACTCTACAGCCTCTTTTAAGCCATCTAGGAGACTTATATACTCTGGATCAGCATAAGCATCTACCTCGGCTGCTGCAACAGACTTAGCCGATGACTTAGACATGAGAATACTTCGCTTAGACTTTAAGAAGTTTTCTAGGTAGATTCTGTTTGCCTTGGCTTTAGCAAAGTCTCCTGAATACTTCATTATGTACTCTACTGCTTTTGTTGGATCTATATCCATTTTCCCCATTCTCCCTTGTTACCTTTTAACCATTGGTCTTGAAAGTCTGATAGTAAATTTGTATCAAATTTATGATTTGATAGATATTTTCTAAACTTTTGTAGACCCCATTCTTTTCTCCATTTGCATAATTGTCTAACTGCACATTGATGTATTAATTTTTGATAACCATTGTTCATAAATTCTTGTTGCTATTTGAGCTGTCATTACTGGTGGTACTGACATACCAATTAAGTATTCTGGTTTATTGGTTAAAAAATTATAGTCATGTGGATATGTGCCGCAATCACACAATTCTTGTTTATTTCTATTTCGTTTTTTATCAAATAAAACACATTGTTCACCACCTGTTATTGTATTAGCAACTTTTTCTTTATACAAAAACTTTGCATTAAATCTACTTAATATATTTCTTTCCCTTAATGATATGTTTGACAAATCTACATCACCAACTTGTCTTTTTTCCCAAAGTTCTCCATCTAATTTTGATAGTGTTTCTATGTTGTCATTTTCATCAATTACATCGCCCCAAACAATTTTTTTCTCATTAAATTGTAAATTTATTTTAGGTGCAATAGTAAACATATCTACAGACTCTAAAAATGGTTCTGCAATATCTTTTCTAATTGCTAAAAAAAACACTCTTTCTCTTTTTTGTGGAACTCCCATATCAGAACTATCTAATAACCAATAATTGACCATATAACCGGCTTTATCAAAAGATTCTAATATTTTTAATACATAAGATTTTGCTTCTCCAAGTAACAAACCTTTTACATTTTCTGCAACTACAATTTTTGGTTTTAATTTTGCAGCCAGGTCTATAAAATCAAAAAATAATGTATCTAATACTTGTTCTGCTTGTCCTTCTCTAAACTTTTTTTCTTTACCCCAATCTTCTTCTCTAGCTCCGGCAATTGAAAAACTTGAACATGGAGGAGATCCATCAAGAATATCTAAGTTATAAAGTTCTTCTGGTAGATCGTCTCTAAGTTTAAAAGTTTGGATTGGTTCTACAAAACAATATTTAGGATTATGATTTGTTTTATACGCTTCTGCCATTTTTGGATCAATTTCATTGCATCCTAGAACATCAAATCCTGCTAACTTGTACCCCATAGTAGACCCACCACCACAAGCAAAACAAGAAAAAACCTTTCCTTTATCTTTTGTAAATGTAGTTTCTTTTAAATTCCACCTATAAGAAAATTTGTGCATTACATCTGTCCTTCTAGCTCTAGGATTCTGCGATGCAATCTTTGTCTGTACTGATCCATAGACTCGCCTGGATAAGGTTGACATCCTACTTCTCTGCCTTTTGCAAGAGTTCCTTCATCTGACCGATGCCATCCAATTACTTCTTTTTTCTTTTCTTTCTGTTCAATAACAATCTCATCAAAATATCGTTCTTGGTTAAGCCAGGTGCTTGCATGGGGTATGAACTCCCAATCAGTACCCTTAGCTGCCCAATACTTACGATGCTCTACTATTGCCTCTAGTGCCTTTTGTTTGTGATCGTCTGGCATTTTTTGCCACGATCTTTGCGCTGTTAGCTTTCCTACTTTTCTTGGGTACTGCGCCCAAAACAGATTGAACTCCATCCCTTTTCCCTTTCATGTTTTCTATTGCCTTCACCAACATACTTTCTAAACCATGCTGCAACAACATTTTATGCCCCTGACTATCAAACACTACTTCTACATTGGCAGAGCCATCTATGTTTTCTCTAATTCGTTTGATCTGTATCAGCATCCATCCACACCTTTATGTTTTGATTAAAGTCTGCTTTCATAAGAACTGGCTTATTTAAGCAATCTAACATTTTATAGAGATTCTGCTTTACTTCTTCTAAGCCCTCTCCCATCACACCGACACCTCTAGCTGTGTACAGATAAGGCTCATGGTTCTTATCGTAAAAGACCTCGCATACCTCAACCCAAGGATTTCCATCGTTCTCATCTGAAAAGTCTACCACTCTATGATTCCAATGCATTATTTACTCGCCAAGATGTAAAGACCCACATTACTAAACGCATATCCTGTATATACAACTGCCATAGGCACATTCCCTTTTACTCCTTGCTCAATCCCAATATAAAGGTATATCAAGCCGGTAACGATGATAAGCCAAGCACTCACTTTTTCTTTCTTAACTCTATGTGCTTTTGTAAAATGTGCCAAAACTTAGATTTAATAATCATTTTTTCCCCCTTGTAACTTTAATAATCTTATACGAGTTCTACAAATAAGTCCTAAGTATTTTCCCTGATAAGTAACTTTAAGACAATACTCCACTAAAGGGTGATAGGCATTTATTCTGCCACCCTGACCCATCTGTTACCAGACTAGTCCTTCCTAAGATAATGTTCTACTCAATTGCAGATTAGCTCACCCATTTATCTACAATTTTGTGCAGTACCCATTTAAGTCTGCGAGGCTTGCCATCGGGTAATGAGCCTATCTTTTCTTCCACGCTGCCGATCTAAGCACTATGTTTCGCCTGGAGTGCGAGCAGAAATAGAAAAACCCCATAAGGTAGCTCTAAGTTGATCCCACTTAGTAAAGCACTCCATTGGCTTTACTAAATGCTCAAAGCTACCCTATAGGGTCTAATGGAGTATTACTAACAGGGATCAATCTGCTAACTAAATTATAAACTAAAACTCAAATTCTTTAAAGTCGTATCTCCCATTGGGTTTCTTAAACCAGCCAATTACAATAATTCTCCACTTAGACCTAATAAGCTCAGGTAGATATTCGCTTTCTTGGATCTTCTTAATTCTGGATGACATATTGCTTTTGGATGTCATTTGTATGCCTAAAGACTCTCCGTTTCCAATAGCCACCATGTCTAGTATGCCAAACATATCTTTTTTTCGTTTTGTAAAAGAGTTGTAAGATTCGACCACTTCGCATTTATATCCCTGAGACTCATATAGAGCCTTTGTACGCTGATTGTAGTTAGGCAAAATCTTCTGCTGTTATCTTGCCATTAGAGGCTTCTATGATGGCTTGGTGGTGTTTCTTGGGGATAGAGTTCCGCATAGACCAGGCGTACACAGTTACATACTTCATCCCAAGGTGATGCGCAATGTCCTTATATGTGCCAAAGACCTCTAATAATTTGTCAAACTGTGGTGTTTTCGCAACAGTATTCATGTTATCTCCTTTTGTAGATCTTTGATTCTACATGAAATACATAGGTTTGTAGATATTAGGGTTTGTCCTAGTATAAATATTCTACAAATCTCTACAAATCATGTATAGTTTCTACATAAGCAATGTTGCTTATTTCTTTGAAAGGGAAACAAAATGAATCGTTAACAAACCATACATTAGAAGAATTGCACAATTTAAATCGTAATGAGCTTATTGTTTTATTAGTAGATCACGACAAAGATGGTGAATATGCTGATGCTCATAGACAAGCATTAGGTGAAGAACCTTTGAATCACCAAGAAGCATTAGAGTTGTGTGTAAACCAGGCATTTGAATAATAAACATCCCCCTTTGGGGGGAATTTCTTTGAAAGGGAATTATGAAAGATTTTAAAGGTGAATGGAAAGATGTACTTTGGGGTGCTGTGGCAGCTATCCTTATGCTTGCACCAGCGATGGTAGTTTATGTTTGGAAAACAGGGGGTGTATCGTGAAAGATAACTTTATGCCTGACTTTGAGAGCAGACCATGTTTTAGTGAGCAAGAGTATTTATGGGAAAACCACATGAAGAAGGGTGCTGACTGCGATGTGCTTGATGTAGATAACTTTGTAGAGTATCTTGGTAAAGCAGTAGAAAGTAAGAAGGGTGCTGAGAAGTGGGAGTTGTATCGCCAGTACGCAGAGAAAGGTGATTGGCATAACTTTGGTAGGGCTATTTATTTTTTAGTCCACGATCATATTGAAGATGAACTTTTATAAGGGGGATGTATGAGTAAATATTTAGAACTTAGAAATGTAGATGTATCGGATAAGATCGAGAAGAAGAATGGTTTGTCTTATCTGTCTTGGGCATGGGCTGTAGACACATTGCTACAACACGATCCACAAGCTACTTGGAGTTATGGTCAGCCTGTAGTGTTCGGTGAGACTGTGATGGTGTTCTGCACAGTCAATGCGTTTGGTAAATCGATGACAGCGCAGTTGCCTGTCATGGACTATCGTAACAAGGCAGTACCTAACCCAGACGCATTTGCCGTTAATACTGCGATGCAAAGATGCCTGGCTAAAGCGATTGCTCTACATGGTCTTGGTTTATCTCTTTATGTCGGTGAGGATTTGTGGGATGATATAGAGGTAGATTCTACAAAGTTTGTAGAAA